ATAGTCAATGTCATATTGATCATATGTGTCATTGATTCGCATTGGTTCTTCCAAACTGCAATTGTCTAGATTTAACATACCAAATCTATGTCTGGGAATAAAAACTGGACTGCGTGGATGTGGCCGAATAACAATGTGCCGGTCTGTGTACTGTCTAATTTTGTTTACATACTGTTTGACCCACTCAACTGGTTCTGGCATGTTGTGCCACTGTAGGCTTTTTCTGTGTTGCATTGCTAGCAGTATGTCTTCGCGTTTGTGCGACATATCATGCAGTTGCAAGTCAAGTTGTGCAGGTCTATCCCAGTCTAAATCTTGTTGATGCCCGTAGTATCCGTCACTGTTGATATTGTTAACAGATATTTTCCAAGTGATTTCACGTTTAAGTGCACCAACATCAATCACAATAACTGGTTTGCCTTGATTGCGATAGTGTTCGTATACTGTTTTATTGGCTTGCATACGACCATTCCATAGCACACTCCATATAACCACAGCATCACAGTCTAAGCTGTTTTCCACAGGAGTAATACCGGCTGCTCGCAGGCTGTGTAAAAATGCCTCTAGTACTGTAGGACTGTTTTTGGCACACTGGTCTGGATAATATGCGCAGTTAATGATCATGGTTATAAATACTCATATGAAACGTTATACTGTAGTTACCACATTTCATCAGGAAGGCCTGGAATTATACGGCCAGCGGATGATCAACACATTTGAACAGCATTGGCCTGATTCTGTAGACTTGGTTGTGTACACTGAAAAATGCACACCTGTTATTTCCAAACCCAATGTGCGCTGCATTGATTTACTAGATGCCAGTAAAGAATGTAAACGTTTTGTTAAGCGACACGCCAACAATCCAGAAGCACACGGCGGGCAAGGTCCGCACAATGCTGGAGAGTGGAGTGAAAGAAAACACTTCAAATGGCAAGGTGTAAGATTTTGCTACAAGGTATTTGCTGTGCATCATGCAGTAAACAACATTGATAGCGATTGGATTATTTGGCTTGATGCCGACAGCCATACACACAGTCCACTAACTGTAGAATTTTTGGATAGAGTTTGTCCTGATCAGTACATTGCAACACATCTTGGCCGCACAGATAGATATCACAGTGAATGTGGATGGGTTGGCTACAACAGACGTCATCCACAAGGTATTGACTTTGTAAATGACTTTGCTGGCATGTACATCAATGACACCATGTTCAACGAACGTGAGTGGCATGACAGTTATTTGTTTGACGTGCAGCGCAGAAACTACAGAGACAACAAAGGTGCAGTGTTCTATGATCTCAATCCTGAACCAGACACAAAAGGACTAGCAGGACACCCATTTATCAACAGCGAACTTGGTCAGTATCTTGACCACATGAAAGGTGATAGGAAACATCGTGGACATAGCAAAGCAAAAGAAGTTAAACTTCATCGGGATCATCCTTATTGGCGCACTGTTCTCGGGCTGTAGCAGTTTTGAACTACCAAAGGCCACATCATGGAGCCAATGGGACACTAATAAACGCACTGCATTTGTGGCTAGCAATATTGCAATCGCCGCTGACTGGGGCACCAGTTTAAACCTAACTGAACGCTATGACGAAGGCTATTGGGAGACAAACAAAATACTTGGTCGCAATCCCAGTAGAGGAGATGTCAATAAGTATTTTATTGCTAGAACCATGTTAAACTACAACATGGCACGTTATATGCAAGAGCCCTGGGATACGTGGAGTTTGTACTTTACTACCATTGCACACGGCAAAGCAGCCAGCGACAACATTGGTATTGGTCTGAAAGTTGATTTTTAATGTATGAAAAACACGGCTGGTGGTTTCCAGATCAAGACACACACTTTGTAAGAATGTTGGATAAGAATATATCCAAAGGTTTTAAACCAGTGTATCAAGAACCTGTGCGTAGCAAAAGTTTGCGTTTTGTCAAAGATACAGGAGTAGCACTGGATATTGGTGCCAACATAGGATTGTGGAGCCGCGACTTGTGCAATCGTTTTAGAAACGTAATTGCATTTGAACCTGTAGCAGACTTTCGCAATTGCTTGATCAAAAATGTTACTGCTAGCAATATTGACATACGTCCTTATGCACTTGGCTCAGTTAACACAACCATTGACATGATTGTCACTGAAGGCAATACTGGCCACAGTCACGTTGACAACAGCACCATTGGCACCGGCGACATTGAAATGTGGCGACTGGATACGCTGAAGTTTGACAGAATTGATTATATCAAAATTGACTGTGAAGGATATGAGCTAACAATACTAGAAGGTGCTGAACAAACTGTTAAAAAACACAAACCAGTAATAGTGGTTGAGCAAAAATTGCACAAGGACACAGGCATCACTGAGGATACACAGTATGGTGCAGTTGAACTGCTTAAAAGCTGGGGCATGATTGAGCTAGCCAAAGTCAACAACGACTGTATACTAGGCTGGTAAATGAGGCAAAAAGTGGCGATAGATTTCGCCATTGCGACTTTGTGCAATAGTCCAATGCGCTTGGCACAAATTGTTTAACCACTGCTCTCTATCTGGCATAGTAGGATTGTCAATATTTCTAATATTGTGATTGGCTACATCCCAAGTCACTGCACTTTCTTCTGTGACAAATGTAGGTATACCTTCAAGCACACTGAGCACACTGCTTGAACTGTTGTAAAACACTGCGGCTCTTGCACCTTTAACATCTTGTTGAAGTGTGCGCCGTGTACTATCAACAATTTCTACATCTTCATGGCTACCAATCAATGTTGCCCAAGGCTTGTCCACAGTTCCTGGATGTGGGCGTATTTTGATATTGGTACCTACTTGACTGCGTATAATTTTCAGTGTTTTTTGAATCCAGTCCATTTGATCAAAGCCCTTGGCATTCCAACCGTTATCGCGCTGCAAACATATCAAAATATGATCACCATAGTTGCGCCAAGGCGTTAATTCTAAACCCAAACTGTCACGCACCATACACCAATGAGTGTGATTGCTGTTGCTGTTGGCATATTCGCCTTCGTTGTAAAACACACTGTCAAGACTGTAACGCAGCCACATGTTTTCATGCTCGTTGTGAAACTTAAAACAACTGCCGTCAATGCTCATTACTCTGCCGCCGATTGTGCGTTGGTGATTAATAATAGCTTCTCTGTGATAGATGTGTGGACCGCTATAGTTCATGCCAACCCAGCCAATAATCACTGCCAGTTTTGCACGATGTAATTGGCGGTTTCGTAGGTTTTCGTCAACCAACACACGAGCACCGCACTGTCTGGCGCCGTCAGCAAATGCTCTCATAACTTGAACTTTGATATTGTGGTTGCGTATCTTGGGCAGACTGCTTAGATAAACTACAACATCATAATCCCAATTACTCATCTTGCATAAGTCTCCTGCAAGGTCCTCCAGGCAGTACCATCCTGCATTTCTTTAGGTGTAAATTGATTGTATGCTAGGTTGCAACACAAAGATCTAACTTCGGCAACACTGGGCATATATGGTTTTTCGATTTGTGCAAGATTGCTATTGGCCAATGGTTGTGCTGCATTAGGTCCCATGGTAAACACTGGCTTGCCAAAGATCAAACTTTCAACGGCTGCAATGCTGTTGTAGGTTACCATACAATGCACATCATTTGACAAGGCCATTTCCATTGTGTCAACATTGACTCTGGTATGGCGTGCTTGTTTTTCTCTAACCACAACAGGACGATCAGTGTATTTTTTGATTGTTGCAATAGTGCTATCTAACCATTCTTGTAAATCCACACCCCAGTAACTGAGTGCTTTTTGACTTGGTGGACATAGCAATATATTACGCCCCGGAGTGTATCTATTAATTTCGGTTTCAGTTGCTAAAAATCTATCATCAGGACAATCTTCCCACAGTGGTAAAACAAACTGCAATGCATTTTTAGTAATTCTGTGGTAGTTTTTGTGTTTCCAGTTACCAAAGTATCCTGTGTCAATGTAGTAAAAATCGCGCTTGGTTTCTAAACAATGGTGCATCACTTTCTTTTTGGCAATGCCACGTACAACAACAGGAACATTAAGTGGAGTATCTTGAATGTGTTTACTACCGGCAAACACTCCTTTAGAGCCAAGCAAGAAACTTTCTAATATTACATCCAATTTCATTTCCTCTCGAGATTTTTCTGGTGCATCAGCAGGAAGTCCCCAATATCCAGCATCAATGATGCCAATTGTGCCGGGCATACTGTAATTAGTTTCCAGTCGACCAACGGCTGTTTTAATATCAGTGTCATAGTAAATATTGTGCGGATCATAATGAGCTCGTATTAGTTCATGAATAGAATCTTTTAACTGCTTTGGTAATGTTAAGTCGTCAATACTGA